AAAGGGGCCGGACTGTATCTTAAGCAAACTCAGGGTAGCTAATCCTTCATTGTTCACCAACACCCGTTCAGTCTCTGAATGCCTTCCATAGTCTGCTAAACGACATTAGGAAGTAGCACTGCGGATTGCCCAATCCTTCACATTATTACCATTGGATTCGGCTATTAACCGAGTTCCTCACAAAAGTTTCCAATTGAGAGTGGTAGTGAAGGCTCTAAGGGGATTCCCGCATCAAGGTGTTTCGCCAAATGATTCTTTAAATTCTGAATAAATTCTATTGCACTTATTTTACTTTTATCTAATGGAATATGAACTCCACCAAAATCTGCTTTTATTCTATCAATATAAACATACCAACCATATTGCTCATTATTTCTTTTTAATGGTTTAATATATTTTTCAATATCATCATCAATATATTTTATATCTTTAAACCTTTCATATTTTTTATCTTTGTAATAGTTTAATACGCCATTAGATACACGTTTTTTACTTTCATCACTATGAGTAAATACACTACCTCCATTCTTTAAATTATACCCATTAGGGTATAAAGAATTTAGCTCTTTAATATAGTATATTTCTCGTTCATCAGCATTTGATATTTCACAACATTCAATTAATTCAACCACAAAATCTGCAACACCATATTTTCTAATGGCATTATTTAAAAAGTGTGATTGGTTTTTCTTTGTTGAGAAAGCTTCTGATACGTGACATCTAAATCTGCCTTCGTGTCCATATGGTCTGTATCTTTTATGATTTAATATATGAGAAACAGCTTGTCCTACATATATCTTACCATTAGAAAGGTTAATTATTTTATATATTTCGCAATATCTTTTGGTTGGGTCATCTAAAATCTGTTTTGATAGTTCTAAATGTTTTGATAGTTCCATTTTATATTATTTTATATTTAAGTGCTTTTATAATTAGAATCATTTGACTAGGGAGTTTCACGCTTTTAACGCTCCCTGTTTTCGACCAGAGATTTTGTGACGATATATGGTCACAAATTTTTACAAATCGAAATCAGCATTGTACGGTTTAGTATCAGCCACATTCATTCTGAAAGTATCACCTCGCTTCATAATACGTGCGATATGACACATCATACTCATTCTATGGAGAGTAGGTTGACGATTAAATAGAACTGCATCACCGTCCATCATGTGTCTATGAACGATGTCACCTTCTTCAAGGACGATAGATTGTCTATCTAAGTAATGTCGTAACCCAATTGTTTCTCCATTTTTCTTTTCTAAATTTTTAGCTCCCGGCCACACATCAGGGCCATTTTGTACCAATTTTGTTAAAAACGCTTTATTAATTTTATTAACAATAACAGGTTTTGTAATATTTTTTGCAATTTTCATTGGAATACCTAATTCACGAATTGAAATATTAGGGTCTGCAGTAATAACTGAACGAGCACTATAATCTACACGTTTTGCCATAAGATTACCTCTCATACGACCTCCTTTTCCATTTAAGCGATCCTTAATTGATTTCAATGGTCTTCCTGAACGTTGTGCTACGGAAGCAACACCAGGAATTTTATTATCTACTTGTGTAGCAATATAATATTGCAATACTGTAGTCCAATCATCAATTACATTTACAGGAGCGTTATTTTGAAGTTTTTCTTGCAAAGTTTTATTTGTTTTAATAATATTTACTAAAATATGACTTAAATCATCTTCTGATCTTTGTTGTGCATCGTGTTTTACAGATGGTCTAACAGCTGGAGGAGGCACTGACATTACTTGACAAATCATCCAGTCTGGTCTTGAATAGATAGGACTAAAACCCATAAATGATACATCTTCATCTGAAATTCTTTTAAATATTTTTAATACCATTTCAGGAGTCACTTTTATAATAATTGGCTCAGCTTCTGATTCTTCTGTATTTTTCCATTCAGCAAATATAGTAGCAAGACCCTCCTTTCTAATTTTATTTGGTTGAAGACAACCACAACCATCATCAATATCTTCACCACAACGTTTAATTTTACTTGCCAATCCAAATACATATTTCCATCTTGCGTCACCTTGTATTTTTAATGCTTGTTTATATTTCTCTTTACTTACTAAAAGTTTACTACATTTAAAACAGACACATCTTAAACATTTTAAAATTGTGCTTAAATATTGAATATAAAATACTGGCCTAGCTAATTCAATATGACCTGCATATCCGGGAGTCTGTAAATAATCTAAACCATCTGTTGGACAAATTAGTCCTGGTTCTAAAACTCCCATTCTAGGATCAAATAGACCACCAATAACTGGTTTATTATTTATATATGTATCCCTAGTAGTTATTTCAGCTACAGATCCTTTTCGTATTTCTTCCGGAGATAAAATACTAAATTGGATACCGATAACTTTGGAACAGTTTAACATATTTAAGTTTGAATATTTCGACATCTATTATATTATAATACAATAGATTTATATTGTTTTTATAAATCAATTTTATTTTTGTAATAAATACAAATTTTAAATGTAACATGTGTTATTTACACATTTTTTAACGTATTTTTATATCTATTATGCTTAAATACTTATGAATAATGCACAATTTATACATCATATTATAAATAATATATATGTATAATAATTTAAAATTAACTTATTATAAATATATATATAAATGGCACGAGATAATCAAAGTAAAATATCAAAAAAGGAATCAAATAAACGTTCCAAAAAAGAAGATGAAAAATCACGTAATAAAAAGAAAAATGAAGAATCTGATAGTGATAATGGTGAAGATGAAAGTAGTGATGAAATGGATGTTCATGAATACCGTAAATTTTTGTCAAAAATATTTCCTTCAAAGCATTTAAGTAAAAAAATTAATGATGGCGAAAAATTAAAAAAAGTTATTGAAGAAGATCAAGAGGAAGAATGGGAAACAGAATCTGAAGAAGAAAAAAATACTAAAAAAAAGGTTAACAAGCTTATTCAAGATAAGAAAAATAAAAAAAATAAAAAGGTAGTTGAATCTGAAACAGAAGATGAAGAAACTCTTGGTAGTGAAGATTCTAGCGATGATGAGGAAGAAGAAGATGAGGAGGATGACGATGAAGAAATTAAAGTTAAAGGTTCTAATAAATTTAATATTATTTTTACAATTGGAGGTTCTAATGAGGAGGAGGAGGAGGAATGGGAAGATGATGATTATGATTCTAATTTCGAAGATTATGAGGATTCGTGTGATGAAACTGAAGATGAAGATGCATCTGTTTCATCTAGTTCTTCTGAAGAACTTCCCAAAAATAAAAAGAATAAAGAACCAAAACAAAATAAAGTATCAAAAAAGGTAACAAAACAAGATAAAGATTCTAAAAAAGAAATTAAAGAACCAGTTGTAGAGGATACAAAAATAAATAATGAAACCCTAGAACAATTAAAACAACTTTTGGAAAAAAATCCAAATGACAAATCTATTAAAAAATGTATTGAAACTTATGAAGAAGATCTTAAAAAACAAAAGGTAAAACAAGAAAAGAAAGATAAAAAACATAAGGATAAAAATATGCGAATATTTCGAAAAATTGTTAGAGATAAAAATACAATGAATGATTTTTCATTTTACGAAAAATTACAGCTTGACGAACAAAAGAAGATAATTAAAGAGTTGAAAGAAATTAATAAAATAACTAGAATTGAAAAACCATATCGTATAACACTTTTAGAGGCAAATATTCCAGTACAGTTTAAAGGAGCCGCAATGAAAAAAATTAATTCATTACGTTATATGGAACCTGGTAGCGGTGAATTTTATAAAATTAAAAACTGGGTTGATACTTTTATGCGTATACCATTTGATAAAAATGAAGGATTACCTATTAGTATTGATGATGGTGTAGATAAGTGTCACGATTTTATGGAAAATGCGCAAAAAATATTAAATAATGCTGTTTATGGTTTAAATGATGCAAAAATGCAAATTATGCAAATGTTAGGTCAATTACTAACAAATCCTAAGGCAATTGGAACTGCTATAGCTATTCATGGACCTCCAGGCACTGGTAAAACTAGTTTAGTTAAAGAAGGTATTAGTAAAATTTTAAACAGACCATTTGCTTTTATTGCTCTAGGAGGTGCGACAGATAGTAGTTTCTTAGAAGGACATGGTTACACATATGAAGGTTCAACATGGGGTAAAATTGTTCAAATATTGATTGATAGTAAGTGTATGAATCCTGTAATTTATTTTGATGAATTAGATAAAATTAGTGACACACCTAGAGGTGAAGAAATTGCAGGAATTCTTACTCATTTAACAGATACTTCACAAAACTCACAATTTCACGATAAATATTTTTCTGAAATTAATTTTGACCTAAGTAAATGTCTTTTTATTTTTAGTTACAATGATGAGTCTAAAATCAATCCTATTTTAAAAGACAGAATGTACAGAATAAAAACAAAAGGTTATAATCAAAAAGAAAAAACTGCTATTTCAAATAATTATTTACTACCTAGAATTCGTGAGCAAGTAAGGTTTGATGATTCACAAATTATTATTAACGATCAAATAATTCATTATATTATTGATAATCATTGTAATAAAGAAGATGGTGTAAGAAATTTGAAACGTTGTCTAGAAATTATATATACTAAATTAAATCTTTATAGGTTAATGAAGCCTGAATCAAACTTATTTGAACAAGATATGTCATTAA